GGTCCTGTTGATATTCTTTTAGATGTTTTAAGATTTTTTAATATATCATTCATCTTGTCTACATCATCTTGTCCATCATAACAATCTATTTTTATTGATAACAAATCCCAATCATCTATTTCTTCAGGTGTGAATCTTTTATTTAATATTCTATCACCACTTGTTACAAGTCTGGTATTTAAACCCCTTGCAGTAAATTGTTTAATAATATTGCCTATATCCGGATGCAGTAATGGTTCTCCATAACCTGATACACTAATTACGCCATCCCATTCATAGTATGATAATTCCTCTGCCAATTTATCTGCAAGTGCAACATTCATATAATTTTTTTTATTAGGAAATTCCATTGAATGTGGACAAAAACTACAGGTTCTATTACATAAATCTGTAGGACTTACAACAATTGATACTAACCCTAATAGTTCTGGTATTTTAGAGGGTGCAAAAAGTCCATGTTCTACTGTCAAAATTCATCTCTGTCATAATCATATTGTACAAACCATGGTTGCTCTTGTCTGTTTTTTTCATCAACCCAATCACTACCATCATCATGAAATCCAAATGGAACCACATCATCTTCAATTGCTTTCATTCTATCATTAAATATCATCTCTTTTAAATTTATATCAGAAATATCTTGGAAGGCCTCGGTATATACAAAATAACCAAACATTACAAGATTCATAACTAAATCATCATGGTTACCTTGTGTTGCCTCATATGACTGTCCTCTTGCCTCAAATGTAGATATTTCCATAATAGTTTCCTGGTCAACTATTTCTAATTTATCATTTTCTAATAAATCTTTAAATGAACTACATCCAATTCTTTTGGATTTTCTTGTAATTTCAACACCAATTTTATCAGCCTTTACAGCCGATTCCAGGTACATATTTTCATATTCAAAGTCATGATATAATCCATTACATACTATACCGCCTTGGTCATTTGCTTCTATTACAACGTAAGCATCATTATACACTTTTGCATACTTATAAATAATACTTGGGTAGAGTATCGGAGAAATAACATTGTTGCGATACACAGCTACTTGCCTAAATGGCGAGGCACTAATATCGATTATTGTAAAAGTAGAATAATCCTGACCTCTACCTTTTGAAACATCGACTGTCATAATATATGCATGGTCCTTTTGAGTCTTTTCATATATTAAAAGATTGCCACCTTCTAGTGCCTCAACAGGATTTTTTGACTTTAATTTCATTAATGTTTCTGCATTAATTAATGTGTCCCCAGTACCAAAGAATGTATTACCAAACTCTTGGTCAAACTGTAATTGTGAAGTATTTGCAATTGTAGATGTTTTCCAATTTTCATCACGACCTGGTACATCCCACCAATCAACTCTAAATGATTTAAATTCATTTACACCTTGTTCTGCACCCTGCCATATATTATAAAATATATTACCGACACCATTTGCTGTTGATGTTACAATAATTTTTGTATCCGTACCAGCAGATACCACAGGATATGTTGATGTATAAAATTCTGATGCTCTTTCAACAAAGGCAAACTCATCTAGGTATAATAGGTTAACCGACATACCACGAATAGAACTACCTGATGTGGCAGCTGCAACTATACGATAATTATTAGAAAATTCTATGGAACCTTTATTTAATGCCTTACACCCGGGTTGTAAAAAGAATGGTAAATTTTCTAACATAAGTGTTATACGCCCAAGCATTTCGCGTGCCGTAGCACCTTTATTCGCCATTATAGCGATGGTTTTCTCTGGATTAAATAAGGCATACCACACTAAAAAGGCACATGCAGATATGGACTTGCCTGACTGTCTACATGCCAATACTATATTAAACCTTTGCTTTTGAAACTGGTCAAACATATTTCTCTGATAAGGATATAGGTTAAATGGTACCAATCCTTTATCAAGTGAAATAATTTTTACATAGTTCTCTGTAAAGTATGAAGGATTCTTCATACATTTTGCATATTCTTTTATTTCTTGTTGAGTCCAATCTTGTACAACACCATCTCTTTTTACGAGTGGGTTGCCAAGATAGTAATCATTATTCATTGTTCTCGTTAGTAACATCAATCACTTGCTCATCATCTTGTAATAATTTTTGTAAGTCTGAGGTTGTACCTACAAATAAATTGTTGGTTGTACCACCTATTAGTTTTTCTTCTTTTTTATCCATATCTTTTCTTTTCTTATTTAAGTCCATCAATTTATCATTAACGTCTGCCATATTTTTTATAAGATTAGATAAAACTTCGTATGCACGAGGATGCTCTGATGAACGAGCCACCTCCATCATATCCTCGAGCGACTCCTTACCTTTTTCTAGTAATTCGTAATATGTTGCTCTTGAATATTCAAAATCATCATTTAATTTTTTTTCACTACTCATTATGAACTATCACCTATTAATGTTATTACACTTGTAAATCCAAAGTCACTATCAACTAAACCTATCGCACTATCAGGATTTGGTGTAACAGTAATCCTTGATATTTGTATATCACTATCAGATAAACCAACCTTAATTTGTGACACATCTGTAATAGATTTTCTAATAATACCAGATGTATTTATAGGTCCATAAAAGTTGGCTTTCATTTGAAAATCTAATGTATATACAATTGTTCTTCTTGCTGCTAAATCACCTTCGTAATCATCACTAAAACTTAAACCTTGTATTACAATCGGCATATCCTCTTTAAAATTAGGAAACTCTGTTGCAAAAGGTTTAATTGTTAGCGTATATTGAGGATTAAAAAAAGGTACAATTTGTTCAACTATCTGTAATGCATCGTCCTGTGATTTGGCATATATATTTAATTGAAAACTTATATTATATGGTATAGGAGTAAAAAATTTTCTTCTGTTTTCTTTTGCTGTACCCTGACTGTTAAATGTACTAATCTTTGTTAATTGTCTTGTTAGGTCATAATCAAAACTTGTTATCTCAAATGACATACGTGGAAGTTTAATTGCGACTTGAGAATTTGCACTTAAATCACTTTGCTCTCTTACTCTTTCAAGATATTTTTGTTTAGGTGCATATGATAAAGGTACTTTAACTTGACTAACAACCTGACCAGTCGAATTTTTTCTTATTACATATATGTTATTAAACATACGACCAAAAATGGCAACTGATTTTTTAATTTTCTCGTGATAAAAATGTGTTCCGAACATTATTGATTCTCCGTATCACCAAATGGATTGTTTTCACTAAAGTCAAGGAAACTAGAACCACTACTAAATAAATCATTTTGTTCATTTTCTGATATACTATTTTCCTCTGTAATTGCAGATACAGTAAAGTCTGAATCAGCGACTAAGCGTGTTGTACTACCACCTGAAATGGTAATGGTACGATTTGTTAAGAAGTTACGATATGTGCCATCACTTGCACCAACATGTACAAGATGTAATTTATCATCAGAATCAGAGAATTGAGTAACCTCACCAGTCATTGTTAAACTTGTTGCACTATCTAATATCATAGTTGCCTTATGACCAGGCTCTATATAATTACTATTTCTATTTAATGTTAGAATATATGTGTATCCGTAGTCTTTCTCTATTTTATCAATGTCTGTTACACCAGTATCAAGGTCCTCATCATTATATTCAAATAAGGTACAACGTAATTTAAATACTGGTAAATTTTGTAATTGATAGAATGGTTGTTCATGTTCAACCATTGTAATTTGGAATAATTTCTTTGTCATTGGAAGATAAATTAAATCACCTTCTAAAGGTCTTACTGATGTTACCTCAGCATCCATTTGTTTTACTGCGGCACTCCATCTTCTTCTTGATACAACAAATGTTGCCTCATCACGAATTTCAACACCAAACTTTGTAAATAGGTCACCTTCACCATCAAAACCTTCAGCATTTTCAATGTACATTTCTAACATATATGATGAGTTAAATCGTGATGGAATATCATCACCAAGAATTGTATCTTCGTTTACTATATCTCTTGGAAGATAAAATACATTTTGTCCATAAATCTTTAATGATTCAATGACTATATCTTCATATAAATTTTGTTCTGACCTAAGTGATTCAGAAAAGTATATATTACGTGCCATAACCTATCCTACAAAAAAGTCTACAGGCGTTTCATGGTCAAGTCTTAATCGTTCTCTTAATCTTTCTAAATCTTGTGTAGCATCATCATATATTTGTCTACCATTAAGTGTAACACCACCAGGTAATTGCATACCTTCAAACTTAATTAAATTTTGACCCCATTGTTGTTTAATCAATGCAGTTGTATATTCTTTTAACCACATATCATTAAAAACTTTTGTAAATGATGTTGGGTCAATTATCTTGTATGCTTCATATACAATATAATCACCGGCCTTTAAATCACCGTCTGCAAAATCACCAAAAATATATAACCTATCTTGCTTTCTTGCATATTCAATTTGAGGTGTACCATTTAATTTCATATCTAATAATGATAGATATTGTTGCATTTGTTCGTAATACGCAAGGTCGCCAACATAATTATGCATATCAGCAATATCATTTAACAT